GGTGTCGACTGCCATGTGTGCTCCTTATGCGGTCTTGAATCCGACCGCCCTGTATCTATCCGAGATCGACCAACAATCGTCAGAGAATGAGGGGACTCCGACCGCCGTCCGAACGACCGTCAGGCGGTCGAATCCGGTCGGAGAGATCGTTCCCGAGAGCGCCGTGACGAGCGAATCGGAGAGCGTGTACGCCGTCGTGCCGTCCGACCCTGTCTGCCAGAAGGTGAACTCAAGCTCGAGGTCGTAGCGGTCGACGCCGCCGAACGCCTTCGAGATGCTCGGCTCTCCCGTCGGCCCATAGACGAGGAGCGGAAGCCGCGTATCAGCTGGAAGCGAGTTGAGCGCGATCCGGCCTCCGAGCGTCGTATAGAGCGCGCTCGCGGAGAGCTTCGTCCAGATTGCGTCGAGGATCGCCTTCGAGCTCATCACGCACCTCCGAGGGTTCGCTTCATCGCGACCGCCATGATCCGGACCGCATTCGGTCCGACGACGCGGACGGCCGGCGCGAGGTACGGTCGAGCCGCGATCCGTCCGCCGCCGAACTCGAGACGGCGCGCGTAGACGACCGCGGAGCCGTAGGCAAGGACGACGCGATCGGGCGTCCTCGAGGCGGTGATGTATCCATATCTCCACCTTTGCGAGTTTCCCGGCGTAACCTTTCCGCTCGAAATCATCCACGACGACCGGAGGCGATTGGTGTCGACAGCCGGCGGGTTCCCCGGAGCGGATGCGCGATGGAATCCACGCGCGCGGAGGTTCCTTCCGGCCTTGCGTCCATTTCCGATCCGATAGATGCGGCCTGTTCCCGGCTGCGATAGCACCTTCCGCACGGTCGCGGATAGCGCGATCTGGATCGCGTTCAATCCCTCGAGCGCCGCCGCGTCGACCGCCTTCGCGATATTCTCGAGGTCGATCGAGACCTTCGGATCGTTCGTCATAGCGCGAGGTCCGGGTCGACCTGGACCGCGTCGACCGTCGTGAGGTTCAAGCGATGCGCAGAGAAGTTCCGGCCGATCTCGCCGGGATTGACCGCGCCGACGACGCGCCAGCGCGAGACGGTGCCGGTCGTGCCGCTGTAGAGCTCATCGTCGATCCGGACATCCTGCGCGCCGGCAAAGTAAATCGTCGCCGTCGTGCGGCCGCTCGGCCGTCCCTCGAGGATGTCGGAGCTCTGTCCTCCCGGCTGGATGAAGCCGCGGAGCGACGCCGTCGCGACATAGGTCCGATTCGGCTTGCCGTCGCTCGAGACCGTCATTTGCGGCCTATAGAGGTTCAGAGTCGTCCCGAAGGTCGAGATGATGCTCTCGATGCTCAACGGACCCTCCGGTACGGTGCGAGCATCCGCTTCTCGTCGTCCTCGATCTCTGCGAGCGAGCGCGTCGAGTATGAGTATCCGCCGAGCGATTCGCTCGCGACCGACGAGTCCTTCGTCCTGTTCCTGTAGACGCGCGATGCGACCGAGAGCGTCGCCATCTCGACATCGGCCGGGATCGTCGCGTAGCCGGCCGTGTAGTCGATCAGTATTGATCGTTGCAGCTGAAGCGTCTTGCCGTAGAGGATGCCGGAGTCCAGGTCGATCTGGTAGTCGTCGATCCCCTCGGTCGGAGCCTCCAGGTAGACCGTCGAGTTCTTGAGGTCGCGTCCTGCGAGCCTGCGGAGATAGAAGCTCGGGACATTCAGGAGAAGAGCGGCAGAGAATCCGGTCCTTGCAGAGATGGCCGTGACCATCTCGGAGGTCGAGTCGTTGCTCGATAGGTTCTCCTGGTGGCTCGACTCCTGCCCGTTAGACGCCACTCGATGAAGATGCACATGGGTAGAATCAACGGCGACGCTCGCGAATATGTCCGTCGAGAGCGTCGAGTTCACGGCGATTACCGAGTCCCATCCGATCCCGACGAACCGCACGATCGAGACCGGATAGTTCTTGAGGTTCAGCCGGAGCCGGCCGTATCCGTCGCGGACCTCGTAGTATCGCTGCTCGGTGAAGTTCCGGCCGCAATAGGTCTGGACGATCCGGCTCGCCTGGTTGATCGACCACTGGAGGACGATGTCATTCGCCGCGTCCGTGATCCCGAGCCAAGTCTTCAGGACCGCGAGGGTCGTCAGGGTGTTGGTGTCGATCGCCACTCTTCGGCTCCTTCCGCTTCCTCATCGGCTTCTCGGGCGGATCAGTCGCTTGCGCGAAGAGCGGCGCGGATGCCTGGACGCGCTGCGCGTAGCCGCGCGAGACCATCCGCTCTGCGAGTCCGCTCTCGAGGTTGACGACCGCTCCGGGACGGAGCTCGCGCCGTCCGCAGGACGGATCGTAGATCGAGAACGGCCGGAGCACGATCAATAGGTCATGCATTCCGGAGGCCTTCCGTCGTCGTGGTACTTGTTCACATACTGGTGACGGACCGAGCAGTCGTCGGTCGGCCATGTGACGACGAGCTGGAGATGTCCGATCCGGACCTTCGGCGTCACGGCGACGCGCCGGCCGGCCGCTCGGAGCCGGTGCCAGAAGAAGATGTCGTCGTCGACCCGGTTCTCATGCCATCGGCCATCGGCGTTCGGCTGTCCGTGAAACCACGGGTGAGGGACATCGCGGAGCGCGTCGAGCCGGATCATCGTCAGTCCGAAGTGTCCGTTCTTGATGTCGAGCGTCTCGGCGTAGAACTCCTCGGTCGTCACATTGACGCGCGGCGATCCGTCCGGATTGACGAGATGGACGAGCAGCTCGTCGCGGTCCCGGCCGACCTGGAGCGGACAGAGGACATCGAGGCTCGGATTGTCCTCCATGATCTGCCAGAGGCGGACGACATCACGCGCGTCGAAGATGGAGTCGTAGTCGACCGTGAGCGCGTACTTCATCCCCTTCTCGAGCAGCTTCTCGAGCATCCGTTCGAGGCATTGCCCCCAGAAGACGCCGGTCGACCGGACCAGAGGCAGTTGGAGCGCGCCGCAGACATCGAGCGTATGGGAGAGCGTCTCGGTCCACGCGATGCGCGGGAGGCTCATCACGGCGGCGACGCCGGGGATCGGAACGGGAGGCTCGCGCCTCGATCGCTTCTCGGCGACGACGGAAAGCGTCTCGCGGTTCGGCTTCCACGCCGCCGCGTCCGCTCCTCCGACGATCTCGAATCCGGCCATGTTGAGGAGGTCGGAGAGCTTGCCGCGGTTGAACATCGCGCGATTCAGCCCATGCTCTCCGCAGAGCATCTTCTCCGGATCGCCCGTCCCGGTCTTGTAGGCCTCGACGACGGCGTCGAAGTCGGTCACCACGACGCGGAGCCGGCCGCGGTTCTTCAGCTTGCCGGCGAGGAATCGGAGAAGGTTCAAGGTCTCCGCGCCCTTCACTCGGTCGAGCATGGTCCCGAGGTCGATCTCCTCGAGCGTCCCGTCCTCGACGCCATCGCACCGAAGGTCTTCGATTGTCTGCATCTCTCTCTTCATGCTTGCCTCCTTCGGGAAGCATAGAAAGAGAAGCGCGGCGGAACAAGTCCGCCGCGCTCCGCGAGGAGAGATGGGCCGATGGATCAGAGGTTCACGACGGAGCCGGCCGCGTCGGTCGCCGCGGTTCCGGTCTTGCGGACGGAGATCGTGTCCGCAGGATCGGAGAGCTCGGCCGAGAGATAAATCTGTCCAGTCGTCGCGCAAGTGGCCGTGACCTTGAGGTAGCGCTTGCGGCCGACGAGCGGGATGCCGTAGACGACCTTCGCGACCGAGGTGACATTGCTCGCCGTCGAGAGCGTGTAGTCGGTTCCCTGAACAAGCCCGGAGATGGCGTTGGTCGTCCCGCCGGACGAGTCCGACTCGACGATGTTGTTCGACTGCGTCGCCGGCGCATTCGTGATGCCAGAGAAGTAGACGATCTTCGCGTAGGTGAATCCCTTGGTGTCGATCTCGGCGGTCAGCTGCGACGCATTGGTCGCGCCGGCTCCGAGATAGACGAACTTGGATGCGGTCTTCATGTGTTTGTCCTTCCGATCAGAGGGTGAGCTTGATGATCGCGCCAGAGGCGGTCGCGCCGCCCACATTCGCGCAGACGATGTCGAACCGCTGCGTGCCACGGACGACGAGCTCGTCCTGCTCGAACGCATTCAGCGCCGAGTCGGAGAACTTGACCGAGGTCGCCCGGCGGTCGCCGAGGAAGCACGCCTGCGAGAGATCGCCGATGAATGCGTAGGTCGCGCCGGCGGATTCGGTGACCGGGATCGCCTGCGTGAACTCGACATCGAAGCCGAAGACCTTCGGCACGATGCCGGCCGCGAACTCGGTCGCGGTCGCGCCGCCGTTCGCCTGCGCGAGACGGTGGAACACGCCGTAGTAGGCGCTCTGCGAGCAGAAGACCTTCACATTCGACCGCTGCATCGCCCATCGCGGAAGCTTGCGGAAAGCCGCGTTGAGCTCCGCGAGGGTGACGCCGGAGTAGGTAGTTGCTCCACCGTCCGAGACCTGGTAGGTCGTGTCGGTGAGAGCGCCGTCGAGACCGACGATGCCGCCGTAGGTCGAGGTGCCGTCGCCCATGAAGCCAGCCGAGTCCTCCTTGAAGGAGAACTGGTACGCGATCTCGTAGGCGACATCGTCGCCGATGTTCACGATCGCGTCCTCGAGCAGCTCGTTCGAGACGGTCGTGAGGCACATGAGCTTCTTCGCGACGAGGTTGACGCTGTCGAGAGTCTGCGTCGACTCGGTGCCGGCGTTCGCCTCGCCGACGAAGTACGCGGTGAGACCGGCGGCGCGCTTCGGGACGCGCAGCGTGTCGGAGCCCATCGGGTAGATCTTCGCGTTGCGGCGGAAGACGCCGTACTGCTCGCGCAGGGTCACGATCTCGTTCTCGAACTCGTCGGGAACGAGGACGCCGCCGGCGCTGTTCACGCCCTCGGTGTGCGCCTTGATCTGGATGCCGTTGTTCTTGCAGAACATCGCGCTCTTCTGATGGCCCATCGCGCCGAGGAGGAACGAACCGAAGCGGTACGCGGACTCCTTGGTCTTGAAGGCCTTGAGCTTGCCGTACTGGCGCGCGGATTCCCACGCCTTCGGCTCTGCGGTGACTGCGAGCGGCGCGACGCCGCCCTTTCCGGAGACGAGCGCGGAGCGGATGCCCTTCGCGATCTTGTCCTCGATCTGGTCCTCGGTCATGCTGTCCTCCTGCATATCCTCGGCCGGAGCCGCCGGAGAAATGGTGATGTCGATGCTCTCGGGATCGACGGCGAGACCGTTCTCGTCGACGATCATGTAGTTCTGAAGGATGAGCTTCTTTTGGGCGACGACGCCCGGCTCGCCCTTGAACTTGCCGGCGCGCTCGAGAGCGGCCGCGAAGTCCTTCGTGTTCATCGTGTTCATGGGATCGCCTTGTCCTTTCCATCGCGGAGGCGAGCGAGGAGCGGCTTGCAGGCGCGACGCCGTAGACCGGACCGAACGCCGTCAGAGACGGACGGCACCGCGGAGGCGAGCGATCTCGCGCTCGGCGATGCCTGCGAAGTCAATCGGCTTTCGCGCTGGCGCGGATGAGCGCATCGGAACGGTGACGGGAATCACGACGCGAGCCGGAAGCTCGACGCCGAACCACTTCCGCGCCGCCGCCGGCGAGATGTCTCCGGCCTTCATGTGCTTGCGCACGGCCGTGATGAGCGCGTCCGGATTCGCCTGGAGCGGAGCGAGCGAGACCTCGAGGAGCTTCCAGCGCGAGTAGATCGTCGAGACATTCCCGCCGTACTTCTTCCGGTCGACATCGGTCGCGCGGCGCGTCCCGCCGTCCTCCGGCACATAGCCGACCGAGACGCCGGAGACGATGCCCTGTCCGACGAGCGCGGCGGCTACCTCGGGGAAGAACTCGCCCTTGTAGCCATCCGGCCGCTGCGCGAAGACGAACTCTCCGAGGATGTCGCGCTCGCGGCGCTTCAGTCCGGTCGCCTTGCCGACCGGCTCGGCGTAGTCGTGATTCCAGAAGAGCGTCGGGTTCCGCTCGAACTCCTTCGAGTTCATCCC